CCGCTATTGTTTGAGTGGTTCCATGTCTTAAACCATAATTAACCATTGTTGTTTTCCTTATTTAATTAAATTAATTTTTTACATTTAAGGGGAAGTGCCGCTAGGCAAGATCCCCTTAAATTCTGTAAATTATCTTCTGATAATGAATGTAACTACACATTCACAAGCTGTAGATGATCCACCATCTGTAATCATTTCGATAGTTCCATCTTCTTCAACTCTATTTGCTGCCGTTGGTTCAGCAGTATCAACATCGCCTGCAGCAGAACCATCATAAGCAACTGTAATTCCGCCACCTGTTATAGCTGTTCCACCAATTTCCCAAGATAGAGCTGCGTCTGCAGTTGTAATTGCATTTTTAATTGATGTTAAAATTTTAATAACATTTCCGCCATCAGGTATAGGTACAAAAGTTGAACCTGCTGTACTGATGTCGGTTATTTTAGCTGTTATAAAATAATCGTTTAGTGTTCTCATGTTTTTTTTCCTTTATTTGCTTCGTTCCGCCTTGAAAGACTTCAAAGACCAAACAAAATGTTAATTGAATTATAAGGGGATAAATTAATACCCCCTTATAATGTTATTTATTATGATGTTGTTAAATCAAAAACTCCACCAGATGCTGCTTCATTTCTACTTTCCAAAGTATATTCGGCTAATAGAAACTGTTTCTGAGCATCACCAGTTTTTGCAAGATCTTCCAATTGGAAGTCTCTTAAAAACGCAACCGCCCACATATCAGGTGTGATAATGTGAACCGATCTTGATGGTGAGAATCTGTTTGGAGCTACAGTCAATGCACCGAAATCACTTTCATATACATCTACTGCGGCAACCAATCTTTTGTTTTCAGCAGGATCAAATCTTGTAGATCCACCTGTAAAACCAGATAGTTTTTGTTTATTGAAAGAACCACATTGTAACATAGTTGGATCTCCACCAGAATCCCAAACCAGCTTTAACGCTGCTTTTAATTGAGCTTCTGTGAAGGCTCTCTGTGTTCCATCAGTTCTTGCATCTGCTCCTGTTCCTGCTGGTGAAGAACCTGCCATAACATCGTTAGATGCTATCCATGATTCTACGCCACCTAGTTCTCTTGCAGTTGAGTCATCACCACCAACTTTAGCGTTGTTTGCACATAAAGAAGTTTCCATATCTCTTTTAAGCTCTTTTGAAGCTTTAGAGATTTGATAAGCCATTTCGTTGTTACGACCAGCTCTATTAGTTGCTTCCAATGTACCAGAAACGATTACAGATTTAACTGAAATCTGAG